TAAAAACCTTTGCCTCTACATTAAAAGAAAAAGGAAAGACTCTTACTTATAAACTCTACAAGGGTGATGTTAAAGAAACTCTTAAAGAAAAAATTGATGCTGACTTTGTATTAATAGGTGGTGGCACATCTTATAATACTGTTCATCATACTTATGAGATGCTTAAACATAATGTTCAAATTGTTTTGGATGATTACTTTCGTGCAGATAAAGGAGGTAAGAAACCTGATGAGGAATACTGTGGTGTTAATAAAGTAGTGGAAGAAATTACTTATCCCAATGCTGTACTAGGTAGTAGTGATCCTGCTCTAGGTACAGGCCTTATTGGTTTGGTAGTAGTGAATCATAAGAAAGAAAATATATTCCAACCAAAGGTTCCTATCGTGGTAACTCCTAAAGATAGTATGCCAAAGGAACATATCCTTAAAAACATTAAAGAGAACTTTAAGATACTTCCTAAGTGGATGAATCATAGTTGTATAGCTAATGATGAATCAATTATTCTGGTGTCCGCTGGTCCTTCAGTAGATATAGATCTAATTAAGAAACAGATAGAAGAAAATCCTAAAGCTAAGGTGGTGTGTGTTAAACATTCTTATCCTCTCTTATTGTCTCATGGTATTAAACCTTGGGTGTGTACCATACTAGATCCTAGACCTGTTACTGGTTTGTCTACACATGGTATAGTAAGAACAGATTTATTTAAGACAGTTGATCCTTCTACTTTATTCTTAGTAGCTGGTATGACAGATGTATCTGTAACTAAACTATTAATAGAGAAGCACGCACAGATTATAGGGTGGCACGCATATAGTGAAGCAGTAGTTAATGGAGTTCCTGACTTGGCAAAAGATATAACATGGATAACAGGTGGTACTAATGCTGCTATGCGTAGTGTATCTATCATGCATACTCTAGGCTTCAGAGACTTTAAACTACATGGCTTTGACTTTAGTCTAAGTGAACCGCCTAAAGATCCAGAAAAGTTAGATGAAGAAGGGCAAAAGTCTTTCCTTAAAGTTAATGTAGATAAGGAATCTTTCTGGACTACAGGAGAACTGTTGGCTGGTGCTCAAGATCTAGAAAAGTTCTTTGATACTAGACCTAAAGACATTACTCTTTCTCTACATGGAGAAGGCTTAGGAGGAACTCTATGGAAAACTAATGGTAGTAAGAAGCTATCACCTAACTATAAGGATGTACTATATGGCTGATGTCCTTGACTTTACAGGTAAAACTATTAGTGTTGACAAAGAGACAGGAGATTTAACTCCGACTGGTAAGGCAGAAGCATTGGAAATGATACAGAAATGTGTTACTATGTTACAAGGTAAGATTGATTCTGGTGACATTGAAGGCCTCATAGTCCTTATGTTTGATAAGGATAAGCCTACAATGGATTACTTTGCTGGTTCAATTAAAATGGTAGAGTTGTCATTTACTTTACAGACAATGATACATAAGATACACGCAGATTCTTTAACGACTATGGAGGAATATGATTAATGGAAGAAGTAGGAATGATACAAAAAATTTGGGCAATGGCACCTGAGATAATAGCAACCATCACATCTATAATAACTATAGCTAGTGTGATCATAGCTGGTACCAGAACACCTAATCCAGATTCAGTACTTGGTAAAATGTACAAGGTACTTGAATGGTCGGCTCTTAATATTGGTAGAGCTAAACAAACAGGGAAGGAATAATTCTATGTGGAAAACACCTAGTGTAAAAGAAGTAGCAGTTGGTCTTGAAATTAACTGTTATGCATGTGCAGAAATCTAGTACATGTTTTCTTTTGTATCAGCTCTAGCTAATCTTATTACTAAAATCCTACCTTTCATATTAATGAGGAAGGCAGGAGCTGATGCAGCTATTAAAAAAGGATTTGAAAAAGTTGCAAAACTTAGAAACAAAAAAGATAAACTTAAAGCAGACGTTGCTCGTACTTCCATTAGTGATGTTACTCGCAAGCTGCTTGACAAATGGAAACGTAACGACTGACTCATGTTCGTTGTTAGATCCTATACTAATACATGATGATGATAGACTAACCAATGGTACAGCAAGGCAGATATTAATACACAACGAATCATGGGAGGAACTATGTCAGTAGAATGTAAGTGTGGCAACCCAGAATGTACTGGAGAGGTATGTTTATGTGGTGAGAGTTGTGATTGTAAGACTGACGTTAACAAACAACAGGAGCAAATAAAAGAATGGCTAAACAAAAAGGACTCTATGCAAACATAAATGCCAGAAAGAAAAAAGGTATAAGTCGTACTAAGAAGAAGAGTACTATTAGTGCAAAGGCATATGCAAATATGAAGAAGGGATTCCCTAAACGTGGCAAGAGCTAAGAGCAACATGAAGGGAATGACCATTGGTAGTGGAGCAAAGAGACCTACCAAGAAAGGTGCTGGGCTATCAGCCAAGGGAGTTGCTAAGTATCGTAGGCAGAATCCGGGCAGTAAATTAAAGACTGCTGTTACCAAGAAGAATCCTACAGGTAAAGATGCAGCGAGAAGAAAGAGCTATTGTGCTCGATCAGCAGGGCAAATGAAGAAGTTCCCGAAGGCTGCAAAGAATCCTAACTCAAGACTGAGACAGGCACGCAAAAGATGGAGATGTTAATGACACATAAAGACCTTATAATTAATGCAGCGATTAAACACTTTGAAGCTGAGAGAGATATGGCTGTAGCAAATGCTCAAATATATTTAGATAAGCCTAGTGGTATAGGGGAACATAGTAATGTTGCTCAAGAATTTGTAGCTCAGGTAAAGAAAGTAGCTGAAGCACAAGAAGGATTAGATATAGTGAAAGATTTCTTTGAAGAAGAGTAAGAATCTATTTGCTGGCTGTATGCTGAGCACACAAAAGAAGTCGTATTGTTAGGGTAGTATGGTATACCAACTGTCCTTAGAGGGTACTCCTACCTCATTTATGGAGTAAAAATATGAGGCAGGAGTTATAATTTTATAGAATAGCTTTCAAGTCAGCCTTGTATGCCTTGATTTTCTTATCAATCTCTTTCTTATACTCTTCAAGACTATCTATCTTACCTTCTATATCTTGTTGCCATCTTTTCTCAATAACTTTTTGAGGGACAGCTGGTTGGTCTACATAATAATGAAACATTTGTTTCTCCTTTCCCCACTATATATGGGGATTGGAAAAGCATTTGTCAAGTGTACATGTATACGTAGTCTTTAATAGTCCTACCTTGAAAGGTCATACCTAATTCATCAGAGAGATAAGACATAACAAGATGAGCATCAACACTTGGTTTAATTTCTATGTTGATGACAGGCTTAGTTCTCATGATCGTTTCCTTTGCACCTCTTAGAAAGTTTAGTTCATAACCTTCTATGTCTACCTTCAGATAGTTTATCTTATCCAGTTCGTAAGAGTCAAAGGTCCTCATCTTACATCTATACTTACCTTCTGTTCTTATACTGGCAGTACCACTATTATCTGGTGTATCATAATCAAGAAAGACTACATCCTTTTCATGGTCTCCAAGTGCAGTTTGTATTACTATTACTTTCTCAGGGTGTTGAATGTTTTCCATGAGACAATCAATGTGATCTTGTATAGGCTCAAAACAAATTACTTTATTAAAAACTTTCTCAAGATCTATAGCCCATGTTCCTACATGAGCACCAACATCAACAGCTATGTCATGTTCTTTAACAAAGCTAAGAGAATAATCTCTGTGTTTCTTTTGATACTCAGGGCCTACTGTCTTTAAGTAGTATTGAAAGTGTCTATCATCCTTGGGTAATCTTAAATCCATTACAGTCTTCCTACTCTATGATAAAGGGATAATAACTTTTCTTCTACATCTCTGTTAGGAGGTGATGCATACTTAATATAATAAGTTATCACCTTCCTAATTAATTCTACATCAGCAGTAGCTATAGCAGGTTTACTTTCTTTCATGTTAAACCCAACTCTAGTTTACCAGCTTCAGAAATGTTATCATGTCCCCATGGTGGATCAAAGGTAACTGCCACATCACATTCATCTACACCTTCTACTTTAAGAGCAGCTTCTTTAACCCATATAGGCATCTCTTGAGCAACAGGACACCATGCAGTAGTGAGTGTCATTACTATATTACATTTAGTTTTATCAAAAGATACATCATATATCAGACCTAACTCTACTATATCAATAGGTATCTCTGGATCACTTATTGTTTTAAGTTGTTCCATTACTTCTTGTAACATTATATATCAACCAACTCACACACACCTGCAGTACAAGCCAGCTCTTGTGATCCCTTAG